CATCGCGGCAAGAACAGCTCCCCACGGTCCAAAGACTGCGAAAGCGACACCTGCGGCGACCCCAATCGCGGTCAGTTCTCCGGGAATCAAAGCTATTCCCTGCGTGACCACCCCCACAACCACGCCAGCATCCTTGAAAACTTCGCCAAAGGTTTTTCCAAAATCATCAGCCATCTTTGTAGAGTCGGTCATGAGCTTGGTGATTTGGATCATCCCGTCTTTCATGGGGTCCATCATGCCAGCGGTCATTTTCGACAAGAAAACTGACGTAATATCAACAAGATTGGACTCGGCTCCCGTGAAGGAATCCATCTCCTTCTTGGCCATTCCGAAGAACTTTCCACCTTCCGATGTCATGCTTTGGAAAGCCTTCTCGATGATTGGGAAACTAACCTTTCCTTCCTCAACATACTTTCGGAGTTCTTGGCCGCTCTTTCCGGTGACCGTGGCCAATGATTCCCATATCGGGATTCCTCGGTTGGCAAACTGGTTGATGTCAACCGTCATCGCCCGGCCCTGGGTCTGAACGGTGCCATAGAGATAGGCCAGGTCTTTGATCGGGATACCTAGACCAGCAGAAACGTCTGTGAGTGTTTTGATCGTCGGTATGAGGTCTTTGGCATTGACCCCATAGGCCAGCAACTCTTTGGCGGCATCTCGAACATCAGCAAACTGCAAAGGAGTATCCAAGGCTACCTGTTGCAATTGTTGCATCATGTCCTTGGCAGACGAGGCTGACCCCAAGAAAACGCCGAAGGCAATTTCAGCCTGTTCTTTCATGGCATTATAGTTGATGCCATCAATCGCGGCCTGAACAGCCTTATAGGCCAGGGCAATACCGCCGATCTTGTTTACAATGTCGTTGGCAACTGATCCAGCAGTTCTCCAAGGACACTCAAGGCTCACCTCCTACCACATTGCGTTTCCCATCTCCAACTCTTTCTTTCTGAGTTGTTTTCGATTCATAACCAGCGTTTCACCATCGGGGTTTTGTCCGTTCATGAAACAGGCGGTCATATACCCAATCGCTTTCGCCTTATTACGCTCCGTTTTCTCGTATTCTCGAATCATTGCCACAAGTTTTCGAAGACTCATTTCCCAGAACTGCTCCTCCGACCGCTGAAGAGGAACCGTCGCCATGTAGTACAGGTACTCCCATGGCAACTCTTCGCCGTCTTCTAGGCGGTCTGCTTCGGAGGGTCATCCTGGTTCTCTGCAACCTCTTCTTTCAGGGCGTCCAGCAGTTCGTCAAAGGCCGAAACCTCGGCTTCACGATGGTCTGCCAGCAAGAGGGCTTTCGCCGACTCAAGGTGGCTCACAATCTCGGCGGCGGAGTCCTTAGCCTCGGGGGCGAATTTGTTCTTAGCCCGAAGCATCCCGTTGATGATCTCGACAAGCTCGTCCTGGTATAGGTCGTCCAACCACGCCGTAACCTTATCGACGGTCACGCCATCCTGATGAATGGCAATGACCAGCATCTCGGCCAGAACGTCGTAGTTGATCTCCCCGGTCATGGTAGAACTTTCTTCCCGGTTCCCCATTTTCTCCCAGGCCTTGACCCATCCACCAAAGTGCTCTTGCAGTTCTCGGAAAGCACGGACAGGGAACCGGAGCAAGTATTTCCTGCCCCCTAGTTCGATCTCAACCTTCTCTTCGGTCACATTCTTCAAGCCCATTTCGTCCTCCTCAGGATCAAATGTTGCCCCGGAGCGAATCCCCGGGGCTTGGATGTTAGGCCAGCAAGATCGGGGCCTTGGCAACAGCGGTAACAGAGACCCCGTTGTTATCCTTGACCGCCGAGTTGGCAGGGATGATCACGGCCAAGCTGTCGGCGGCAACGGCCCCGGTCAGGATGGTCGCGGTGATCACGATGGTGTTGTTCGAGAACCCTGCCCCCGGCGTAGTGACCGCCAGCGAGTAGGTGCAAAGCGCCGTCCCCGCGACGATCTTCACCATTTGAATCGCGGAAAGCCAGTTGGCAATCATCGCAGCACTGATGGTGAACGGAATCGAACCAGAGTTCGAAGCCTTGGAGAACGTGAAGACGACCGTCTTGGTGGTACCGCCAGCCGCAATGGCAACGGTCAAAGCCGTGAGGTCGGCGGCGTTGGAAATCACGACCTGGGTAAACCAGTTAGTGATCGTCGCAGCCGGAAGGTTGGCGTCGTCGCTCCTCATCATGCTCCGGTAGAGCCCATTGGCGATGAGCTGAACCACCATACCTTCAAGCATCGGGGTCTGGAACTCGATGGAAGCGCCCTTGGTCTTGGCGTCTTCCTTGGGCTTCATCAGCTTGACCTTGGCCAGCCAGAAGTAGTCATAGACCAAGGACCCTCCATTTTTCCCTGATCGGAGCCGCTTGGCACCGATGGCAATGTAGGGGCTCTGGTCCGTGGGCGAGTCCGAGGTGACTCCGTTTGCGTAGGAGTGGCCAAGGATGATGGCCAGGTCCGCAGGGCTGATGTCTGCGATTCCGAACGAAACCTTCATTTCACCGATGTTGTCGGCGAGAAAGGCGGGGCCGTCATCGGCAAAGAGCATAGACTCATTGCCTGCGGCATCGAAGGACAGTTCCAGGGCATTCGCCAACGGCGTAATGGTCCCATAGGACGGGGTTCCTCCGGTAATGTCCGTGGACTCGTCAAGAACGGCGTAGACCACATTCGAGAGCCCTATCCTGGGGCGTGGTGCGTATCCGGGCATAATTTACCTCCTGTGGTCAAGCCACATCTTCTGCTAGAACTCCCTGACGGGAATATCTCAAACTTACATGCTGGGTCTTTGCGGACGGGTCTCCCAGCGCCTCACGGAAATCAAGGTTGAAAAACAGTCCAACCATGACCGCGTCGACTGCTTCCTCGATTGGTCGAGTGAGAGCGTCGTTTTTCGTGTAAATGTCTAGGGTTACGACTAGATCGTTGGAATGCGGGACGTTATCCCAAATGTCCATCGTTGAAACGCTCTGTGATACCGCATAGGTCAGTACCGGAAGGGTTTCGAAGTCGTTGGGGAATATTAACACCACTCCACCACCCCCGGCAAGGGCCGCTGTTAAAGCGCTATCCGAGCTAAGCGCTCCATAGATCCAAGAATCACCATTAAGAAGCACTTTGAACCTTCTTTTTGGCTAGTTCTGCTTTCAGTGGAGCGGCTATGGCCTTGAAAATTGATTCCTTATTTGAGACAAGAGCAGGGAGAAGCGCGGGGTGAGGCATTGTTCCATAAGCCTCAATATGCTTTTGGATAGCATATGCGGCCTCTTCATCAAGTCCCTTTCTCTTTGCCCATCGGATCAGATCTTCGATCGGGACTGTGTGAGGAGAGCTGCCAAGCTCAACCTCTTTCCCATACCCGGCACCAGGTCCGATTTGAGCCACTGGATATCCTTCCATGTCAATAATCCGATGAGAAGCTGATCCGCGGAGTAATCCTGAAGAAACTTGTCCTCCCTCGGTCAGCCTGACTTTGTAGTCTTTCTCCACAATGAGAGATGCATTTGTCAGGCCACGTCCAAGAGCTGTGCTCAGTTCGATCCCAGCAGCCTTGAAATTGTCTCTGAGTACTGAAAGCTGTTGGGCCATGGATTGCGCCATCATGGGCCTACCGTTACGGCACAAGTGGCCTGGAATCCACCGTCAACCGAAGTGACTGTAATGGTTGCCGACCCTGTTGCAACTGCCGTGACCAATCCTGTGACGCTCACCGTTGCCTTGGCCGGATTGGATGATCCCCAGGTCAATCCCTGGTTTGTTGGGCTTGCCGGGGTGAAAGTAACCGCTAACTGATGGGTGTCTAGGATCGCCATGGTGAGGGTAGTAGGAGCAACGGCGATCCCATCAACGGAAACCGGTGCAACTTCCCCGACAACAGGGATCATCAAGAGTTCCCAATGGATCGGCCAGGGGTTCACGCCTCGGATCTCGAAATAGTTGCCGTCAGCATCCACAATCCTGTCCAGCATTCTGACAAGCGGATTCGGATCGATGAAAACAATCTTCGAGTTGGCGGCAAGATCGGTCTGACCCCACTTGTAGGCATCTTCCTTGGTCAACATGGACGATTGTTCATCGGCATCGAACCTTTGTGTCACCACTGGAAAAGTGTTCTGGGTCTGTCCATTCGTAGGGTTCTTGACTGTGACTTTCTGGTAAAGCTTAAGCATTGTGGGATTGATCATGCCAAAGCCCACTTTTTATAGGGATTTAGTATCGATGCAAATTGCGAAGTCATCCCACCCATAATCAGAAAGGAATCAGGATTGCGCTCAGCCATATGGTCCCATGACATCGAAATCCCGCCCTCGGAATAGGAGGAAAGATCTCCGCCAAGGTTGCGTCGTTTGATGTCATTATAGGTCTGGGCCACCATCATCTGGCAAACCAAGGAAATGTCTTCCGGCAATGGATAGGCATCAATTCCAACAGGAGGCGTGCTACCAGGGAGGTCGTATCCCGCCGAGTAGGTCACAACAAGAATGAACTGTCCAGCATAAGGATCACTGGTCAGACCCCTGACATAAGTCGGCCCCCACCATGTCTGTCCTCGGTAAATCTCACCAGATTCTGTGTATTGCTTATACGTGAAGTAGTCCACGTCAGGGGTTAGAAGTTGTTCTTGGGAATAGATGCTTGTAACTTTACGGATTGGCCACTGAGGCATTTGAAGCACCTGGACGAATGACGGAGCCATAGGTTCGACATAGTCCGCATACCCAAGAACTCGGCTCAGGTAGGTTTCAATCCTTCTTGAGGTCTGGGCGATCAATAGCGTTAAGAGCGTGTCGCTGGTCGTAACTGCGTCCGGGATGCTCAACATGAGTTTCATATCGCTCAACGTCGTCAAGTTTCCCAACGGTTGCTCCTTCTGAAAAAGGCCGGAAGCCCTTTTGTACCCCCGGCCTACGAATCATCTTGTCTTGACCCGGCCTAGTCAGCAAGGTAGACAACCGAGTTGCCCGCGGGCTCCACGTTCTTGTCTCCCAAGACCAATTCAGCCGCCCAAATGGCGGACGGGCTGGCGCCACCTGTAAAGGTCAGGGTGGCCACGACTCGAACGAACTGCTTGGCCCCGGTCAGGTCAATGTCGAAATACTTGGCCACCGAAGCGGCGCTCAGGTCGGCGGCAGTGCCGAAAGTCGGGATGCTGGTGATGAAGTCCACGTAGCCCGATCCGCTCAAGGCGCTATGCTGGATCTTCAAGGCCACGGTGAACCCAGTAGGGACACTGGGATTGATCCCGGCGATGTACGCCAACCCTGCCGAAATGTAGCCATTGCGGTCAATCGCAATACCGTTGACGGTAGCGGTTCCGACCGTGATCACCGGAAGAACAGCGGCGGCGAGGTTGGTCCTCTCAAGAAACTTGCTAAACATAGCTTTCTCCTCCCTTAGCTCGTCGCCAATTTGGCGGTGTACTGGATGAACGATGCGGTGTGGCGGATCTGGTAGTCCATCAACGCCAAAACCCGAATAAGTGTCTGGTCACGTTCGAAGGACGACACGGCCACGCCGTTGGAAATGTAGGACGCCTCGCGGCTCATCTCCACCGACAGGGGCAACTGCTCACCAATGAGGTACTCGCTCCAATCGCCGATGAAGAAATCACCGTAGCTGGTCGCGTAGGTGCCGGTATCGGTGAAGGAACAGTTGTTCGACACGGCATAGGGAATGCCGCGAACGGTTCCCCGCTCCACCATCTCGGCGTAGAACAAGAACGCACCGGTCGAGGTGGTCAAGTTCATCAGGTAGCTTTCGAAGGTGGCGTTCATGATGATTCCGGGACTGATCATCTGGACGTTAGCCTGTCCCAAGATTCCCCAAAGCTGAGTAACCAGGGTCGTGGTGAACGGAGTGGACGAAGACCCGAGCTTCTGGCCCGAGGGCAACAGGGTTGCCAATCCGCCGGGCTGGTACTCGGTGTTCGACCCGTAGAGCATCGAACGGTCCATTTCCACGAACAGGACGTTGCGAAGGTCGGCAAGGACCCACTCATCAGCCGCCATGGTCGAGGACCGCAGAAGGTCGTTCGAGATGGGGACCAGGACGCCAAGCTTCTTGGCGTTCAGCTTTACGTCCCCGGTGACTTCCTGGCTCTTTGGAATGGGCTTGTTCTCACCAACCCACCCGACAGTGGCCGGGGTGTTGATCCGGGGGATGGTGATGTTGCCATTGGGCATCGGGAGCCGACGTCCGCCGAGCTTGGTCACGCCGATCTTGGTGTAGAGCGGCAGGATGAGTTCCTGAGAAAGGATCTCGGGAACGGTCGCGCCACCATCGGTGAGGATCGTCGCGCTCAAAGCCTTTTCATAGGACTCATTGAGCATCTTGTCCCCGGGGTACATGCCCTTGGCGCGGTTGGCGGCTTTCTGAAGGTCTCCACCGGAACCGGCAAAGGTTTTGATGAACCTGGCCGCAGTGATCCCCTTG